CCGACACCGCCACGGCGCTTCATGATCTGGACCTGCTCCTGATCGGTGTAGAGGATCCCCGCGTACGAGTCGTGAGGCTGCTCAACCACGAAGCAGTTCGAGAGGGACTGCAGCTGGTAGGAGTTGCCGATGCCGGACATCGGAGAGCCCTGCGGCACGACCTGCGAGAAGTTCGCAAGAAGATCGCGGATCTCGCCCTCGCTCATGGGATTCGGATACTTCGCCTCGATTCGAGCGAACTCGCGCGCGAGACGATCGTGCATCTGGTCGGGACTGACCTCCAGAATGTTGTCGTCCGCGTCGCGAAGCGCGTACTTCATGAACACATCGGGAGCGAGCTCGTCCCCGTCAAAGTACGTCCTGCATGCCTCGAGAACCTGCTCACGCGTGTACATCAGACTGACTCCTTACTTTCCTGAACTTCCTTCCACTTCTTGCGAAGCAGGTCCTTCATGGACGAGGAGTCGCCCTGGTTGACTTCCTCGAGCGACATCTCTGCGATCTCGTCCATAACCTCAATCCTCGATTGGGATGTGTCGATCCTAATGGGAAAGACGAACCCGTCTCGTCCTGCGCGATTCTTTGCGACGTGAAGACGAGCACCGCCCATCAGCTTCTCATTGGGCTTCCTGGAGATGGCGCAGATGAAGTCCGCGACCATCGCCTTGCCGTACGCCTCAGACATGTTCTCGAGGCCGACGACCTCAGAGTTGGACGCGTCCCTGTTCGCCTGGGAGGCTGTCCAGATGGGGACCTGGAAGTCGACCGCGAGCGCGCGAAGCTCCTCGTAGATCAGCTTCAGCTCGTGCCGCATGGAGTCGTACTTCCTGGAGGACCGCATGATGTCGGCGTAGTCGATGATCAGGATGTCGGGCTTGATGCCCTTGAGAAGGAGCTTCTCAATGTGGTTGCGCAGGGTCGTGATCGACGCTGAGCCAGTGGGATACTCCTTGATGATCAGGCGGCCGAGGTCCTGCATCCGCGAGTACTCCTCTAGGACGATGTCCCTGGAGTCGGGCACGTCGGTCGCGGAGATGCGACACAGGTGGGAGTCGTACCGGGTGCCCACCACTGTCTCAGACAGCTCGAAGGTGTAGTGCACGACGTTGAAGCCAAGCTTCAGGGCGGCTGCGCCCATCGAGACCAGGTAGTGGCTCTTGCCGACGCCTGTCGGAGCAACAACAACGCCGAGCTCACCCTTGCCGAGGCCGCCGTTGAGGACGTCCTTTCGGTCGAGCTGATTGATGCCCGTCGTGATGGTGAAGCGACGCTGGCGTGTGAATCGCGCCTCGATGTCGTTGAAGAAGTCGTGGCCGATCGAGGAGGGCAGGCCCGCTGACACCGCCTCCTTCATCAGGTTGACGACCCCGTCGAACTGCTCAGTCTCAATCAGCTCAACAGCCTTCGTGAGGGCGCCCTTGAACGCCTGACGCTTGCAGAAGTCGAGAGACTTGTCCTTGACGTACTGCTGGTCAGAGACGTCGGGGTTCGTCTTCATCCTGTGCAGGAACTCGACGATCTGGTCCCGAAGGATTGTGTCCGTGCCCTGGCTGAGGTCCTCCTTCACGATCGTGATCAGGAGGTTGAGGGTGGGGAAGTCCTTGTACTTGAGGAAGTACTGGAAGTAGCGGTCCGTGAGGAACCGCAGGTACTTGAGCTCGAAGAACTCGGGCGTCATCACCTCGGTCATCTGCATTGCCCAGGACTTGTCTGTCAGAAGTCCCTGAAAGATCTTCTCCTGGAAGCTCTTGCCGTACTTTCCGAAGGAGCCAAAGACGTCACCTTGCGTCATCTGCCACCGCTCGCGTAATTGAGTGAGAAGGAGAGGGAGTCGATTCCGAGAGCCGGAAGACCCTCATGGGCCAGTATACGCTTGGCCTCAAACTTGTTCCTGACGGGCTCGTAGGTGTCCAAAATAGAGTTTATCTTTTCGATCTGCGTACCTGCGATGTTGGACACGTCAAGGTAGCAGAGGCGCCAGTTCCTCCTGATGATGTCCTCAGATGCAGCTATCTCCCCGAACGCCCTGACCTTGGAGCCTGCGGATCGACAGTCAGTCACCAGATCATCTATGGAGTAGTCGTCAGTTCCGCCGAACTTGGGAAGTCGCCGCGCGAGGGTCTTGAAGCCGACGCCCTTGACTCCCGGTATGTTGTCGCTGTCATCACCTGCGACGCACTTGGCCAGGCAGAAGTTGACAGCGCTGATGCCCATATCTGCGTGCAGTGTCTGGTGGGTCACAAATCTCTTCGAGCCGATTGAGAAGATCTGGACCCTGTCGCTCAGCAGCTGGTAGAAGTCCCTGTCTGAGGACGCGATCGTGATCCTGTTCTCGCCCACGCGGTACCTGCTGATGTACCCGATGACGTCGTCCGCCTCGCAGTCTGGCACGTAGACCTGACAGATGGGAAGGCAACGCAGGATCCTCGTGAGGGTGACGAGCTGCCAGTTCCTGTTCTCGACCGTGTCGGGAATGTCGTCCTCGTAGAAGCGGTTCAGCTTCTCAGGGCGACGATTCATCTTGTAGTCGGGAAAGATCGCCCTCTTGCGGGAGGATCCTCCGCTCTCCCACACGACGATGACCTGCGTTGGCAGCACCTCGCGTATGAGCTTCTCCAGGGAGGATATGAACCCCACGATGCCGCCAGCCTGCTGGCCGTTGGACGTCATCGCTGGAAAGGCCGCGAAGGACCGCATGAAAAGGTTGAGGCCGTCAACCAGGAGAGTTGACGGCCCCAGTGCTGCCGAGTGTGGGGGCATGTGCCCTCCTTAGCTCAGATCGCCCTCAGCGATATCCATGAGGGCAGACCGAACCTCCTCGTATGAGTCGGTGTCAATGTCTGACTCCACGACCTCGCCCATCTTCTTGACCATGGTGGCCTCAATGAGGTCCTGCAAGTACGGGCTGTAGGTGGGGCTGCTGAGCAGCTCTCCAAAGTCCGCCTTGTAGAACTTCTTCTCGAGGATGACCTTGCCCTGCTTCGAATCTGTCACCGTGAACACCTTCCACGCTCCGTCGCCAGAGACGCAGATGATGTTGTCGCCGACGGTCTTCTCTCCCGCCTCACGAAGGACGTCGAACAGGTGCTCGTGCTCAATGATGCCCTTGCCAAAGTGGATCTCAAAGTTCGCGTTCCGGAAGGGAGCGGCGACCTTGTTCTTGATCGTCTTGGCAATGACGTTGATGCCGATCACCTCATCGGCCTTGTTCTTGATTGGCATGCCGGAGCTGAGCTTGATCCGCACAGAGGCGTGGAATGGGATCGCCATTCCGCCCGGCGTGGTCGTGGGATCGCCGTGCATGACGCCGATCTTGGACCTGATCTGGTTCAGGATCACGAAGAGGATGCTCTGGTCGCCGATGATGCCGGTGATCTTGCGCATTCCCTTCGAGATCGCTCTGGCCTGCAGGCCGACCGTCTCCTTGTCGTACTCGCCCAGGAGCTCCGCCTTCGGGGATGAGGCGGCGACGGAGTCCCAGATGATCGTGATCGGCACGTCCTTCGCCATGGCCTTAGCCTTCATGATCGTCTTTTCAGCGACCTCGAAGACCTCCTCCGTGCAGTGCGTGTCGACGTACACGAACCCCTTGTTGACGTCAACTCCCAGGAGCTTCAGGTTCTCCACGGAGGTGCCGTTCTCAGTGTCGATGTAGACGACAATTCCGCCCATTCGCTGGGTGGACTTGCAGATCTGCAGCGCGATGTGCGACTTGCCGATGGACGGCGGCCCAAAGATCTCGACAATGCGACCCTCTGGAAGACCGCCGTCCCTGCGATTGGAGACGATGTAGTCCAGAAGAGTTGAGCCCGTGGAGATCCAGCGCTTCACGTGTGTCGGTGACTCATCGGACGCGAGGTTGTACGCGATCCGTGAGCCGTGCTCTTTGTTCAGCGACTTGATCAGGTCTGAGGTGAAGTCGTCAGCGGCGCCGACAGCCTCACCCGGTGTACCGGGCTTCTTCTTCATGGGCTAGTCCTCGTTCTCGATCTGCGCGAACACGTCGTCGAGGGACTTGCCGCTCGGCTTCTTACCAGCTGCAGCAGGAGGACGAGCGGTCACCTTCTCCTCGGGCTCAGCGCCCTCGGCAGGAGCGGACAGCCAGTCATTCAGCACCTTCTCAAGCTCCTCGTAGGACTTGAGCGGGTTGAGGGAGTCCACATCCGGGATGTTCGACGTCCACTTCTTCACGTCATCCGGATTGGAGGACAGCGCGGTGGGCTTCGGACGAGCCATGATGGAGGTGTCCCAGAACTGCTTGCCGGGCTGCTGGGTGAGGGTGACCTTGATGTCGTGCCCCTTCTCGACGTCCGTGATGTCGCCGTAGTCCGGGTCCATCATGATCGTGAGGATGCTCTGGTACACGCCCTTGCTGAAGCCCCAGAGCTGGACACCCTTGTCCTCCTCGCCGCGGACGATGACCGCCGCGTAGTGCTTGGGCTTGGGGTACAGCTTCTTGGCGAGCTCACGGGACTCAGGAGAGCCGTCCTCGCGGAGCTTGGTGATCAGCTCCTGGACGGGATCCTGCTTGCCGAACTGCGTGGGCGCGAGGATGGGGAACTTGCCGATGTTGTAGTAGAACATGCGGGTGGCGCAGGGCTCACCGTCGTTGTTCGGAAGGGCGATGAGACGAACGTAGTGCTCGCTTGGCGCCTTGGGCTTCCACTGTGCGCTGAACTTCTGCCCAGAGAGCTGGGCCATGCGACGCTTGATTGCTTCCAGATCGAGTGCCATGACTTGTTGTTCCTTACTTGGGGTTACGCGCCGAAGCGCACAACAAGTCTAACTCGCCTAGCTCAAATGTTCACAAGGTTATCAACCTTTTCTGTGAACGAACTTGTACCCCGGCATGAGGTCCTCGAGGTCCTTCTTGCGGCCCGGCGTGCGCATCCCCATCGGGAGGATGACTCCGCCGATTGCTCCGGTTCCGACCGCCGAGAACTCATCGAGCTCATTGTCATCGCCGCTCATCGCCTTTGTCAGGCTCAGCTTGGAGACAGGTGCCTTCTTGCTCTTCTTACGCCTCGCCTCCTGGAGGGGGCTGCCAGCGTATCCCCCGTACTTGCCAAACATGCTGCGAGATGGCATGCCGCCAATGCCGAAGACGTCAGCGATCCCGTCGTCGTCGAGGTCGACGTCAAATCCCTCCGTCTCTCCGCCGGTTGCGTAGATCGGATAGGACTGCGGACGATCAGCCACGCCAGACGAGGTCTTGGCGGCCTGACGCTCGCCTTCCTGCTCGGCCTGAAGCTGACTGAGGATCTCCTCGCCGGAGTGCTTGATCTCGGCGCCCGACACTGTGTACTGCCGAGCTTTGCGGGACGCGAAGGTGCTCTTTATGAAATCGTACAGGTCGGGCAGGCGCTTCTGGACGGCCTCGAGGATCTTCGCGATGTCAATTGACAGCTTGCCCTGGAAGAACTTGAGGGCCGCTCCTGTCACGCCTCCGCCCGCGCTCTTCGCCTTGAGGCTCTCGATCGCCCGAGACAGCACTGTCTCAACGGTGGACTTGACGCGCGCCGCGATGCCCGACGCGCCGCCCAGCGTCTTGTCGATTTTCTTGAGGAAGCCCGCAACAATGGGACCCAGCTGATCGTCCTGCAGCGCCTTCTTCCAGATGTCACGTGAGGCCGCGACCTTGGAGGTGATGTCAGGCGAGTTCTTGATCACCTGAATCTCAGCCTCGCTGATCTTCGCGAAACGCGTGAGGTAGCCCACCTTCGCGAGGTCCCCCAGGTAGGGAATGAGCGAGATCGCGTCGAGCATGGCGTAGAAGTAGTTGCCGCAGACCATGTTGATCACGAAGTTCGAAGCGTCAAAGAACCCCGTGGGATCAAACACGCCCGCGATTCCGAGTGCGATCTGCAGCCCCTTGACTGCCATGCTGTGGCAGCTCATGACCTTGGCAGTCATGTCAGCGTCGCTGGCTAGCGCCTCAACGCCCTCCGGGCTCATCACGCCGGGGTTCCGGTAGACCTCTGGCGAGTCAGCAGCCATGCCCCGGATGTCCTCGGGCGTGAGGTCAATGTCCTCCTCAGGCTCGTCAGAAAAGAGCTGTCGAGAGGTCTTGCCGCCCGCCATCGATTCGACATCGAGTCCGCCGCCCGTCAGCGCGCTCATGATGTTCTGCTCGAGCGTCTTGGAGGGATCCATGGCCTCCTCGAGGGGACGCATGAGCATCGCAGCCTCTGTGACGACTCGAATCCGCCTGGCGGTGCTGTTGATCCTCTGCCTGTACTCCCTTATGAGGCGCCGCTCGAACTCGTTGCGCGGCTTGTGGGCGAGGATGCCCATGTACATTTCCATCACAACACGGGGCGTGAGTCCCATGTCCTCAAGACGCGACGCGTTCTTCTTCAGCCAGCTGACCTCGGGCACTGCCTCGATCTGTCGCTGGACCTCCTCGCTTCCCGCAGCGACTCTCTGGATCATTCGAGAGAATCCCATGTCAGCCGCCGTGCTTGGGCTGCCCTGGTAGCCAGACATGTTCGCAGGAATGGGAAGCTTCCCAAGGCGGCGGTCAGGAGAGTGAACTCCTGCCGCGGGAAGGCCCGTTCCCCTGCCGGACGGGTAGTCGTTCTGCTGCCTGCGCTGCGGTGTCTTGATCTTTGCCATGCTCCTAACTATTACAGCTATCCGAGCATGGCCCTCCTCACCGCTGTCTGGAGGAGAAGGGTGAGCTGGCGATCGTCGCCGATGTAGAAGCGGTTCTCCTCGAGGCCGTAGCCGTATGCAGTCTGGATGGCGATCCACTCGTGCATTGACAGGCTGATGCCGTAGTTGCTGAGGACGTACAGCGACCTCGCGCTGTGGGTCATCTTGGGCAGCGCCTCGTTGTACTTGTAGTTTTTCCCGAGCTTGTCTCTACGCCATGAGTCTGTCTCGGGCAGGTAGTACGGAATCCTCCGATCGGGTGCCGGGTCGCCCACACGGCCAATGTCGTGGAAGAGCGCGACCTTGATGATGGACTCCGGCGACTCATCGGGCGCGAGAATCGGGGCCAGCTTCCGCGCGTGGCTTGTGACCGAGACCATGTGAGCCATTAGTCCGCCGGGCCCATCGAAGCTCCTGTCGTCTCGATCCGACGCCGGGCACATGAACAGCATGTCTCCCAGGTCGTCGATCATGAACTTAATGCGCTGATACGTCTCCTCGTCGTAGGTCACCTGTGTGATCCTGACAACGTTGTCGTAGAGCCGCTTGATCTCTTCAGGGGTCACTCGGTCACCTCCTTAACCTTAGCGCGAATGGATCCTGGGAACGCGTCGCCGAACCTGACAGGCTGCTCGCAGATCTCTCGCAGATTGTCCTCGTGGCGCTCAGAGATTTCAAGCACCGCCGCGTCGTGGATGAAGTACAGGAACCGTACAGGGATGAGGCGGGAGGCGAGCTCATCCGCGATCCTGCGGAATCCCATCATTCCGACGTCGTGCGCTGTGCTCTGCACGTAGTTGTTGACCAGCGTGCCCGGGGCGGAGCTTGTGGGCCTGATCTTTCGGCCGAAGTGTGACCTGATGATGCCCTTGTCCCTGTGCTCTGCGACCAGCCTGCGCTCGAGTCCCTGCAGGCCGAAGTGGGACCGCACGCTCTCAGAGATCACCCTCGCCTCGACGATCGTGCTGTCGAGCTTCTCGGAGAGGGTGCCCGAAGACATGCCGTACAGCGTTCCGATGATTGCGAGCTTGGCCACGTCGCGGGTGATGGTCGGCATCATCTCGTCCCTGTACCAGCCGTAGATGTCCTCGGGCGGGTCGACACCCGCCATGCAGAGGGCGACGCGAGGCTCGTGCGAGACGAAGTCGACCATGACAACTCGCCTCCCGCGCCTGCTCGGGACGATGACACGTCGCATGTCCTTGCGAAGGGTGAGGATCTGCGGGCCCGCTGTGACAGTGAGGCGACCGGTCACTGATGCGACCTGATCGTAGGTGGGCGGCCTCACCATCCCCGAGTCGTCCGGCTCGAAGGACTCAAGGGCGGGTGACGGATCCTCGCGCATTATCTCGGCCCAGGCGGCTGGATCCACGCGGCCCTCGCTGAGCTCACACAGCTGACGCCGAGCCTCGAGAGCGTGCTGGATGATGTATGGATCGGTCGCTAGCTCCTCGAGGGAATGCGCGTCCCGCAGCACATCGCGGACGTGAGCTAGCAGGTGCACCTGGGGCACTGTGAGGATGTGCTTGCCGCCATCGACTCCCGCGATCTCGTCTGCCCTGAGGAAGCGCTCGGGAATAGGCGTGATCTCGGATCCCGCGAGTGTTGCGAGGAATCGCAGGTCCCTAGTGTGCCGCACATCAGGTGCGCTCAGCATCCATGCGTCCTCGGGCGGCGAGCTGGACCACCGCCACGGAACGCTGGCGTCCGTGTCGCAGACCAGATGAAGATCAGACCCCAGGTAGCTCTTGTGCAGGCAGACTCTCATGCCCGCATCTTAATTCAATGATTTTTTCTTTACAGGCTGGCGCTAGCCTTTTGCCTTATCGTCGATGGACTTGATGAGGGTCCTTATCTTGGAGTCAAGCGCGGAGTTCGCGCCCGTGGTCCGCGTGAGCTTGAGGTCGAGGTCCGTCTTGAAGGAGCCGGGCGAGATGCTGTGCGTGATCCCGTTGACCACGTACACGTTGTCGATCGAGGTCCCAGTGTCCATGTCAAAGAAGAACTCCTGCGCGTAGTCGATGAGCGGGCAGCCGAGGATGGACACGCCGATGTTCATCGGGTAGATCTGCATGTCGTTCTGGGGCGAGTTCGTGTCGGGCTGTCCGGGGACGCGGGTTCCGTTGGCCGCCTGAACGAGAAGAGCTGTCTCAAAGTCCTGCATGTCGATTGACTGGAGGCTGAAAGAGGTGAGGACGGATCCCGGCGACCCGTACGTGATGCTGGGCACAGTGCGCTTGATGTACCGCTTGAGGACGACGCTGTTCGTGTTCATGGCGTAGGAGGTGCGCGTCTTGCCGTCCTTCGTGGCCGTGGTGGCACGCACTATTCCCTCGTCCACCGCGCCCTGCAGCACTCCGCTGTTGAGCTTGGTCGCGTCTCCCTGCTGCAGCGTCCCGACTAGATTGACCAGCTCCTCAGACCCGCCGCCTGCGAACTGGAGGTCGAGGAGGTACAGGGCCTCATCGTTCGGCGTGCTCTTCTTGTCGAAGAAGTGGATGCGGAGCACAGGCTGGTCGCCTATCCGTATTGAGTCCAGCGTGTACTCGATCACCGGCTTCTTGAACCTGGTGGTCATGCAGCCGTACTGGGTCATCAGAGTGGAGTTCGACGAGACCCGCGCCTTGCGGTCTTCGTCTTTCTCAGTCGCTCCCGGCTGCAGGACCGGGTCGGGCTTTATGCCGTAGGCCGCGGCGGATGAGTCGGAGACGAGGTTCGCAAGTATTCTCATCACCTTCTTCAGCGGCATCTTCGGGTCAGTGCGAATCGCGTCCTCGAAGGCGGTGTTGAACTTCGCTATCTCAATGGGGAACTCAGCGATGTTGCGCCTGTTCACGGCGCCCGCGTCGCTGTTGAAGGTGTAGAAGAGGAGCTGGACCTCGGCGAAGTTGCCTGACGTAAGGGGCGCGCCCACAAAGGCGGCGACCGCCTTTCCGAAAGTGATGTAGCCGCGCGTCGTCTTCTGTTTCGCGTCGATTGTTGTGTCAATCTGCGCGGTTCCCGTGTTCCACTTGCCAAGCTCATAGAGCTCTGCAGAGGTGGTGACAGCGTCCATCTTCTTCTTGAAGACGGTGGTGGCGTTGTCGATGATCTTCTTGTACTCACCGCCCTCGCCGTCAGCTCCGTAGATCTCGACGATCTTGGTGCGCAGCTCTCCGAGGTCGCCAGTGTTGCTGCTGGCGGACTTGATGAACTCCTTGATGAGCGACTTCTCCTCGGCAGATATGCCGAACTTTCCAGAGGCGCCGCCGCGCGAGAGGGATCGAATAGTCTCCACGTACCTGATGTCGGTCTCTGGCTTCTCGTCCTTGTCGGCGTCAATGTTTCGAATGATGCGGTTGGCCTCCTCAAACAGCTGCTCCGCCTGCGTGGTGGAGGTCCACACCTCGCTGATGGGCGTCAGGTTGAGAAGGTCTCGAGCGCCCTTGAGCGCGCACCTGATCGAGACTGAGACCGCTCCGTCGTCGCCCATGGAGACGTTTGACGAGACGACCGTGTAGAGCTCTCGCTGCCTGAAGGAGTTGATGAAGGGAGCGTAGGGGTTGTTGGCGCCTGCGTCGTCCGGATGGGCCCAGCCGTACTCCAGCTCTATGAAGTTGTACCCGAACTGGTCGGGGCGAAGGAGCTGCCCCACGTCCTGCATCTTGCTCCTGTCGTGGATCTTGATGTTGACGGTCCCCTCCTTGAATGCGAGGGCGCCGTGTCCAGCGGGAGTGACGCGTATGTTGACGCTCTCGAGCGACATCAGGGGGCGAAACGGGTCGAGGATGGGAACTCCTCGCGATCCCACAAGCTTGTTCGCGTTCACGAGGGTCTGCGGCGTCGTGAACATCTCCATGCCGAACAGTGACTGCTCCCCCGGCTGGGACCCTGACGGGACCAGGACACCCGCGGGAAGTCGCGTTGATCGCGCTGACGTCGCGATGTCGTGCTCGACCGTCCCAGGCTTGATCTCGCTGGACGAGTCGCCCAGGTAAGAGCCGAGAGAGAGTGTTGTCGTCCTGCCACCCTTTGTGGGAGACATGGGAGAGATGACGCGAACGATGACAAAGGGGACCGCCCTGCTTATCTCCAGTGTCGGCATGCTTGTGCAGAACAGAGAGACTGGCAGCACGTTGCGGGTGGGCAGGGACAGGAACGGATTGTTGATCTCGACGATCCCGAGGCTGGGCTTGTCCGTCTGTGGGCTACCGACCTGCGTGTTGATGTTTGCGCTGCCTCCCGGCACGTCGCCGAGAAGATCCTTGATGGTGATTTCGGCGACGTAGCCGCCCACCACCTTATTGCTGCCATCCAGCACAAGACGACCCGTGTTCGCGTTGGTGCCCTGCGCTACGTGGTACGCGATGATCGATCCGCGAGGCTCAGCAGGATTTGCAGGGTCGCCAGGTGAGCCCGATGACTTTATGTTCGGGGGCAGGACCTCGGTCAGGTACCTGTTCAGGAACACGGCATCGTCCGCGTTCGCCGTCAGCTGATTGGAGATCTGACGCGAACGCAGGGCAGATCCTCCCACCTGGCCAGCAACGCCTCCCACCTCGGAAATTGTGTTCCGAGAGTTGAGGACGAATATCTCCTCGAGGTCGCGCATCGCGTTCTCGAGAACTGATCGACTCATGACAGGACCGCCTGCTCAACAGCGCCGAGCGAGGTCGGGATAGTGAGGACGGTGCCGGGCGGAACCTGTGGAGCCCAACCAATGCCCGATGCGGCCGCTATCACCCACCACAGACCAGAGTTGCCGTACTCCTGCCCAGCGATTGTGTCGAGCCTCTGCCCAGCGGAGAGGACCATGGTCCTGTAGGGAATAAGGCCTCGGCGAATACCGTCACGCACCTTGACGATCGCGTCCGACGTGCCGTATCTCGTGCCTGACCCCAGGATGGTTGTCCTACTGTACCTTCTCACAGCCATTGTGCGCTCCTGTTAGCTGCGAATAGCGTTGGCAACGGCGCCTGCTGCTCCCCTGAGCATCTCATCTGCGGTTGGAGCAGAATTGTTGATGACCTTGGGATTTCTTGTGAAGCTCTTCAAGCTCTCGCTCCCTGGTGACACTGGCACGTCGTACTCCTGCGTCGGACCCGTGTACTGGGTGCCGAAGAAGCGCCTGTTTGTGTTGCCCACCGGGTAGGCGGGTGACATCATGAATCCGTCGTGGCCGAGGCCCAGCGGCAGGTCGTGGATGACGCTCATTCCGAGGGATATCTTGCAGGAGAGAGGAGCACGCGATCCGCGGGTGACCTCCCAGAGGTTGTTCTGATCGAGCCAGGTAAACTTGAGGCTGGTCAGCATGCCCGCTAGACCCTTGCCTCGGGTCGTCTCGAAGGCGCGAACGAGTGCGTTAGTATCAGAGCTAAAGAAGTCTTCCTCAGCCGGTATTTGTCTCTCCGCAAGATTGATTTGATCTGTTACTTGTGTTCCTATGTTCTGGTACGTCGCTCTGATGCCGCCCGAGTTGTCAGGATCAAGCATCAGGTCAGCGACTGTTACTCTTATAGACTTCCCATTGATCTCGCTATATCGATCATCTACGACGGTAACATCCAGCTGAATAAGGGGGAGCGAGTCCTTTGCGAGTCCCTTCTGTGCAAATCCGCCCAGCTCAGAAAGCGTCTTGCTGATGACGGCTGTGAAATCTGCAGTGCACTTGATCGGAAACTGAGTTCTTATCGGCCTGAGAGAAAAGCCCTCGACAAGCTGGTAGCTGTTGCCCATGCTCGGCTTGAGAAGAACAGGCTGGCGCGGCTGCTTTTCAAGATTCTTGAGGTAGCTCCTCGCCTCCAGCGTGTCAGGTGCAAAGAAGTGCTGCGACCTGCTCGCAAGGTCCTCAGGCGCGAATCTCGTAAGGCGCTTGTTTTTGTTGCCGTCGCTGAGCACAGTCGAGTCATCTCCGCCCCCAAACAGGCGTGAGAGCCCAAACTTGCTGTAGTTGGAGGAGATCACGTCGCCCACGCGGAGCCTGATGAGGGGCGATGCGCCGACGACCTGCGAGAAGGGGACCTTGAACTGGGGCTTCCAGCCTCCTGCCCTTGGATTTCCAATCACCTCGTCGCCCGGCGTCCACTGGGGATAGGCAAGCGTGACGAGCTTGTTGATTCGGTACCACATCTCGTCGAAGTCAGACTCGGACGTCGCGACGATGTTGAAGCCGAGGGACACAGAGCGTGTGGTTCCCCTGTATATCTGGACCGGGTCAAGCCTGCCGAAGGTCGACTCTCCCGACACCTCGATGTTGTAGTTGTCGTCGAGGGAATCGAGGAAGGCGTGGAAGCCGATCACCTCGTTCGTCCGCAGGTCGTGGAAGTAGAAGGGCATGTACTCAGCGTCCAGGTACGCCTCGATGTCCTGCACAACCTTGCTGTCGAGCCTCTTGCCCGCTGTGACCACTGCGCTGTCGATGATGTTCGTGTTGACAACTGCGCGCTCGTCTGGGACGATGCCCTTCTGGCCCTCAAACACCGTCTTGGGGACCAGCATGGCCGCAGCAGCAGAGCCGTGCCGCCACGAGAGACGCCCCTTGGATCCCGTGTATATGTCCCTGTAGTTCTCGGGAATGACACCAAGCGCGGTCTGAGGGCTTGCGCCCTCCCTGCTCAGGGTCACGCGGTTGGCGGGAATTGTCGATGGAGGACCCTCCTCGACAGAAATGCCGAAGCTCTCCAGGGAGAGAGAGAATCCCACCGGCGCGTTGGCAAGGACGTTGTCCCCTATCGCGGCAAGGGCGTTCATGTAGCCCACAAGGCGGGAGCGTCGTATCGTGTCGGCCAACGCCGCCGTGGAGACGATCGCCTGCGCGACGCTGCTGCCGTCGAAGTCTTTGAACGCCTGCTCCACCTGCGCGTAGGAGCGAAGGATCGATCGTATTATGACGACGTAGTAGCCAGGCGACTGTAGGACGGAGCCCGCGAGGCCTGTCAGAGAGCTCGTCCCGCCCCCGCCGGCGCCAAAGAAAGTGAGAACGCCTGCTTTGACGCAGTCCCCGTAAGGGTTTTTAGTGCTGATCAGGCCGATGATATCCGGCGTCACGCCGACTGACGCCAGCGCCGCCTCCGTGTAGGAGGGAACAGCGTTCCGACCGGAAAAGAAGGGCCCTCTCACAGGATTCGCTCGAGCGCCGAGAGGAACAAGGGACAGGATCGTGCCGATGATGGCGGAGGCCGTGCCCAGCTTCGCGATGCCGATTGCGGCCTGGGAGATCATGGCGGCAGGAAGTGGACCGTTGAAGGGCGTCGCGGGCGAGTTCATGACGCCGTAGGA